TATTTGTTAAAATCTGAAACATTGTGTCATAAAAGTTCCGGTGGTATCGTCCGCCATTAGGTATTCTGTTATCATTAAATACTGCTCATCAAACAGAAAATTATATTGGTCCTGCCTCAACTCATGAGCATGTTATGGAAATACTGTCTTATTGGAGTCAACATCAATATCAAAAAGTTAATTATAATTACTATCGAGAAGCTTCTTCTTCTGAAAAACAAGAATATGCTCTGATAGATATATTATCCTGTTTTTCAAAAGGGGCTCGCAATTTACATAGCTTTTCGCAAAACAGGTTGCATGATCTCGGGATTATCAATTTTGACTCCTATACTCAGTTCTTGATTTCAGAAAAATATATTATGCGGGCGGATATAATAAATACACTTATTGCAAAATATAATTCTCAAGAATTAAAAACAATAGCCGAAAGTGTAGGAGTAAAAAAGACTGGTAATAAATCCGAATTGGCGCAACGAATTGCAAATGAGCTTTCTTCTTCTGAGGTAAATAGAATACTCAGTGAAAATCCATTATATATTCTTTCTGAAAAGGGGCATTCTTACCTTGCAGCAAATGAAGATTATGTGCCACTACATAAATATTTATATTTGATTTCACTCGCAGAATTTAATGATAACAGAATACCTAATGGCGGACGATACCACCGGAACTTTTATGACACAATGTTTCAGATTTTAACAAATAGGAAGTTCTTTTTTGAACGCCATAGGGACTTCGAAGATGTTGGTTCAATATCTTTACAACTATACAATATGCTAATTGAAGAATCAAAGAAAACAACCAACAATGTTCCTGCCGATGTTATATCAACTAACTACGTTGAAAATTTGTATATACAAACGTGTTTTTGTTTTCACGCATATAGCTCGTTGGAGCATGGCGTTTTCCCCAGTTCTTACAACAGTTATATTGTTCCAAAGCCAAATAAAGATACCGAAAAATTAGCAAGCCAAGAACCTTATATAAATTATGAATTGTTATTTATCAATAAACCTCCAAGTTTCTTTACATATAGCGAATTCAAACAATACATCCACGAAATGTTATCTGGTCAAATGTTTGATGGGCAGAAATGGGATTTAAAAATTCAAAATAGAGTAAGGGAATTTGACAATATGATTAAAGGAGAATACTAATATGGCACTATTCAAATGTCCAGAATGTGGAGACTTAATTAGTACTGAAACTATTCACTGCCCCAAATGTGGATATGACGTGCATACATATATGGAAGAAAACGGGGATAAAATTCAGTGCAATCATTGTTGGAAATTAAATACTCCAGGATCAACGCGCTGCATATATTGTGGAAATAATCTACAATATTCAAATACAGTGCGTCAAGGACTTCCAAAAGATGAAATGAAACAGGAAAAAGTAGAGGAGCATGAAAGAAAGACTCTTCCACTGATTATAACCGTTGTTATAATTGTTTTATTATTGCTCTGCTTAGTACCAAAAGTTTTTGTAATTGTATAATAAAAACCGCCCCGGTGCTGAAACACCGAGACGGCAAACGTGCTCCGAAGATACACGCCGTGAACAAGCATATTGTATCATTCGGAGCGCGATAAATCAACTACCGCGCTATTTTTGCGCCTATTTTTAGGAGGATACAATATGGCTAAAGCAAAAAAACTACCATCCGGCAAATGGAGAACACAGGTATACGACTACACAGAAGTTTTGCCAGACGGGAAAAAGAAAAAACATATGCGGTCTTTTACAGCCGATACAAAAAAAGAGTCTGAATACTTGGCATCACAGTTTGCCTTTACTAAAAAATCCACTCCAACTACAGCTATGACGCTCATAGAAGGGATTGACAGGTACATAGAAACCTATTTAGAGGTATTATCTGCCACTACTATATCAGGATATAAAACCATCAAGGATAACGCCTTTAAAACCGTTATGAATGTTCCGATCAGCAAAATAAACAGCGATATTATGCAACGTGCCATAAACGAAGAGTGTAAAAGAAAATCCGATTCCAGACGTTGCAAGGGAAAGCCTATCTCTTCCAAAACGGTAGTAAACGAATATGGTCTAATATCCACAGTGATAAAAAAATATTCCCCTGGAACCATATTGGATGTAAAACTGCCAACCCCGGCAAAAGTTATACACGACATTTCATCACCGAATGTAATTTTCAACATGGTAAAAGGCACAGAGATTGAATTGCCAGTGTTGCTTGCAATGTGGTTAAGTTTCACACTGTCGGAAATAAAAGGATTAACCAAGTCCGGATCTATAAAAGGGGATTATATTTTTATAGATCAGGTTACCATTACAGTTGATGGGAAAGAAATTGACAAAAAGATTGCAAAGAATGACGCTCGTAACAGAATGTTACTGATGCCGGAATACATTAAAGAACTGATTGACAAAGTGACTACTGACAGATTGGTTACTCTAAGCGCAAAGGCTGTAGCAAACCGGTTTACTTATATGCTTAAGAAGAATGGTCTACCTCATATGTCTTTCCACGATTTGCGGCACGTGAACGCGTCAGTGATGGCAATGCTGAACGTTCCGGACAAATATGCAATGGAACGCGGCGGGTGGAAAACAGATAAGATCATGAAAGGAACCTACATGCAGACGTATCGGGCAGAACGAATCGCCGTAGATCAAAAAATAGACGATTATTTCAATAACTTTATCGACAAAAGTTCACACGAAAGTTCACACGAAAAATAAAAAGGTGCTTATTTAAGCACCTTTTTTAGTGGACTAGACGGGAGTCGAACCCCTCATGCATAAAATTCCGCAACCGTTGATATTACTGCACTTTGCATTTTATCCAGCAAAATCAAGGCTTTCACATTTCACATATCGTTTCTTCTTTCACATGGACTCGCAAATTTCGGAAAAAGTTCACACGAAAGTTCACACGAATTGTACTCCTAATTCTTTCCCAAGATTCCGGAAACGATGGCAGCGGCCATCGTCTTGGCATCATACAGTTTCACATCGTCTTTATCATCCACGAAGCAGCACTCAATCAGCATTGCCGGCGAATTTGTTCGGTGCAACACATACAGATCAGTCCGGATCTTTACTCCACGGTTTTTGAATCCAAGAGCCGCAATGTCTTTAACGACACGTTCTGCCACCGGCTTCGCTGCGCTTTTCTCACTGTACACATACACTTCCGTTCCGGTCGTCTTACCATTGCCTTTCTTATCCCCGACTCCACAATTAAAATGAATCGAAATATCCAGATCCACCTTGTGCTTGTTGCACTTTGTTACGATCCGCTTCAGGACATCCGTCTGGCTTGTCCCCTTGGTACAGGTGCAATCATACACCTTGTGTCCTTTCTTTCTAAGGAGCCGGATCACTTCTTTCTTGACCTTGCGTGCCTCTGTGGACTCCCTGATGAGTCCAACAGCACCGCAGGCGATCTTTCCATCCGGGTTATGCCCGGCATGTACATTGATTTTCATATGTAATTACTCCTCCTTCACTTCCGGGATTCCTGCTACGCTGGTGAGCAATGATACCACGCCGGATACAATTGCAGATGATACGACCAGCTTCCAATCCACAGACGATACCACAGCGGCAGTACCAATCACTGCAACGGCAGTCTGTGCCATCGTCTTAACGGCACGAATTCCGGCGGCTTTCATCCATTTTTCTGTGCTTACGCTTGGTTTTAATACACAATTCTTTAACATATTACTCTCCTTCCTGTGGCTCTGTTGGAAGAGCCATCAATGCGTTATACAGCTGTGTTCCTACTCCGTTCCCGTGTAAAGCATGGTACTGTTGGTATTCATCTTCCAGCGCCTGTTTTACATATACCGGGCAATATTTAAGATCGTCATGGTATTTATTATACAGACGGATCAGGTCGGCACGGAGCAACGCTCGAACTCCTTTTCTTGTGGCAATTACCTGTCGATACAGAAACGCCACAGCACCTATAAGGGCAGTTAATAGCTGCCAATTTTCGGATAAAAATTTAAGCATATAGTTTCCCCTTTTATCTTATGCCATAAGTATACCGCCAGATCGTACATGGTTTGTACCAAATGGGGCACCCGAAGATGCCCCTATCTGCTACGCTTTTTCGATCTCTGACCGCACCTGTTCGCGCCAACGCATCGGAACTTCATCAATCGTCATTTTCTTGTCTACCAGAATACGTCTCACGTAGAATTTAACCATTATGCTTCACCTCCTGCTACCATATCTGCAAGTTCCTCGATTGCTCCAGCGTTGGACTCATGTCCCTGCTGCAATGTTACCTGTCCTGTTTCCAGTGCATCCAGACGTTTTTCGATGTCGGTTTTTGTCCTAAGACGAATTGTAACCGTGTAGGTTCCATTCTCTTTTCCGTCTACGTCCGTATTCGGCGCATATGTAAATCCGTCCGATTTCAGATCGGTGTACTTTCCGGATGCTTCGCCGTTATGTTCAAATGTCACTTCCGAAAGGTTTTCTGTAGTAAATGCATCCGTGATGGTCTTGACGGCTTCGAAATTCTCTGCCTTAATCTGGATGTTTCCAAGGCTTGCACCGTCTGCAATCTCAAATTCTGTTTTGTTGGCTAAAATAATTTTATCCATGTTTTTTTAATTCCTTTCTATAAAAATGGTTTATAAGTTACGTTCGAATATTTGTTCGATATATTTTCTTAAACGGCAGTTTAAATACAACAATAAAAAGAGCTAATACATTAGATGGAAACGAAGCATTAGGCACAACATGTTATGGGAAACCTTTCTTTAACCTAAGTGGATAACTAACGGCATGTATCTAATATCTGTAAGTATTTGGTTTGTACGCCCAGTGAATCTAATTGATAAACTCCAATTTTTTGGGCTACTTGTAAAGTTACTTCTAATGAGTGATCCGTGTATATCAATATTCTCTCCATTAAGTGTATTTACATCAACAATAACAATGCTATTAGCAGGTAACGATAATGAGACCGTAAGATTAGTAGCCGTTCCTGCAGGATACTTTATGTCTTTGACCCTATAGCCGCCATTGTCTATATCCCAATCGGTTTGTACACTTATTACATCGGAACCATTGTTGACTATACAAAACGGGTTTCCAGTAAATATGTTTTCGATGCCAAATGATGGTATTTTCTTACTGCCGTTTATTTCGGTGATTTTATCATTCAAAGCCTTTCCTTGCCGGGCATCCAACCCAAATCCCGCTTCTGTAGTGGTTAGGTTGTTGATTAAGTTTGCCGCCGGAAACGCTCCGTTGATCTTATCTTTTAAAGTGTCAGCCAACTTAATAACATTGTTGACCTGATCCATTGTGAGTGTTGTTCCGTCAATGCTAACCTTAAGGGTTCCATCTTCCGCAACTGTAAGCCCATCTGCAGGCTTTACAGTTCCGGCATCCTCTTTCGTTGCAATCGCACCAGCACCACCCACAATCGACCTTGACCAATACTCTGTATTGTTCGTTGCTGTTCCTGCCGGCACATCCTTTTTCGCAAAATACAGTGTGTTGTTATAAGTAACTGCATCCAATCTCTTATATGTAGCATCTGCGCTCCAATCTCCCTTTGGCACGATTGCCACTCTTCCTGCTATAGCCATTTAAGCCACCTCCCAGTTTAAATTTCCGTCATCATCAACGGTAAATATGTCTGTCGTGTTATCCGTGTAGATCAACTCTCCATCCTCATTCACGTCGAATGTCGCAAGTTGAGCCTTTTTATCAAGGTTGTCGCTGTATTCCTTTGCCTTGTCAGCATACTCTTTGGATAGATTAGCTTGCGCCGTGGATTCCTTTTCTGATGCATCTGCTGCGGTTGCTGATGCCTGGGCTTTTGCAACTTCCACCTTAACATCTGATAAGAAGTTCGGCTGCAACTTATCTTCCGTAATAGAACCATTCTTTACGATAGCTTTGACTTTGCCATCTGTAATCTCAAATGCGATTGTGTCAGATTCGAGAAATTCATACTCTGTAATCAGAGATGATAAGTCCACATTTTGCACCGTGCCATCATCAAGCGTTATAATCAACTGCTGTGTCTGTGGATCATACTTGAAGTTCACGGCCAGCTTTTCAAGTTTGGTGTCAATCGCAGCCTTTGATCCATTCATCTTTACTATGGTCAGTGTTCCCTTGGACTCATCCCAAAGGATTTCTTTCACAAGTTCATTGGCTTTGGTAAGATCAACCTTGGATGCATCCATAGCAACCACACGATCATCCAGGTTGTCGATTGCCAAGTCCATTCTGTTAAGGTTAGATTCATTTACCGCTGTTTTCTCGCTGGGGAGATTCTCCCAGATGATACGACTATATATTTTCTGCATGACTCGCACTCCCTTCTAATGCTGATAGTCTGCGTTCTAACTCTTCATTTTTCTGCTTCAAAAGTTCAATTTCTTTCTGCTGACTTTGAATCATCTGTATATGCATGGCATGGAGATTTTCCTTGTCGATTTTCCAAGTCTTTGAATCTCCGTGAATTGCTTTTTCATCCTCTTCGGCATCTTCTTTTAGCACAAGTCCGCTATCGGACAATCCGGCATCCTGCAAAATCTTCTCTAAATCCTGCGCAATTAAACCAAACTGCAAGCCTTTGTGCTGCGTGATGTATCCGGATTTCCATGTGTATTCAACCGGACACATTGCCATATACACGCTTTTAATATCTCTTAAGGTTTGTATATTATTTTTCAATCTTTTGTCGGAGCTAGGAATAGAAATCAAAAGACCCTCGATATCCAAGGTACTTTCTCTTGAACCGAAATCAGACATTTTATTAAAGTGTCTTGGCGAATACTTGGTTGTAGACTCATCATGCAGTGTATATTTTACATCTGTAAAATACCCACTCGGCAATTCACTTTTGGTTACGTAGCTACTCAGCGAATCGTCAACATAACTTTCGGTTGCTATGGATTCCGAGTTTGAATCCGTTACAGTGTCTAGGTCAATGAGTATGTTTTGAAGCATGGGTCTGCCCCTTCCGTCAAGTCCCATAATCTCAATATCATCACCATATGCCGTTGATTTAAAATTCAGCGAATCCACAATTGTTGCTTTTCCATATTCATCAAGCTGAAAATTCGCGGAATCTATTGTCAGAGTATTTGACTTAAAGTTTACCTGTCCGGATTCAATATCTACACTCTCTGGACTCATGGCGAATTTGCTTCGGATTTCATCTTCCCCAACCTTTTTGCCTACTTCCATCTGGATAGAATCAGCGGTTTCTTTAAACGAAGACTCCAATTCGCCCTCTGCCTCTGTAGCACGCTTTGCCTCTGTAGCAATAAGTTCATCCGTCTGTTCGAATCTCGTAGAGGTATTTTTTTCTAAATCCTCATACGTTGATTGGAGATGGTCGGCATTTTCCTCCAGGGTATGTGTTCGTCTTTTTAATGACTCCACCATTTCTCGCGTGGTTGGGTTCTGCGCGGTATGTTTTTCTGTTCCTGTAGATACAATCGAGTCACGCTTGCTTTGCACACCGGTAAGGGTTCGCTGCAGAATATAAGACTCCACAATCTCCCTGCTCGTGTTAAACCGGATTGGATCTCCCAACTCTAAACACGGATTCCCCACGCACTCGCTGCTCTTTATCGGGGTGTAAGCTGCCTGTGCAATTACCGGCAGCAGATTATTCGCAATCTGCTTCATTTCTGCCCCGGTCTTATCCG